TATCTTTTGCAAAACCAGCTTTTAAAGTATCAAAACTTGGATTTAATTCTCTTTGAAGTTTCTTACCTTGCATAACTCTTAACGCATTAAGTTGTGCATTAGATGGATCTGAAGCTTTAATATCTTTTTCAATCTCACCTTTTAATATTAATGTATCAATAGCATCTTTAGTTTGAGCTGGTTTATCAAACGCTTTACCAGTTGCTCCAATAATTTTACTAATTAAACTACCATCTTTTATACTACCTTTAAAATCACCTTCTTGATTTATCAATTGGCTAGCTGCAATTAAAGAATTGTATGCAGCATTTTTATTCATACCTTTAATATCCATGATATCTCTGTATCTTTGTACACGATCTTTTCTAAGTTCTTCTGCAGATTTTTCAGATCCACTTCCACCTTTATTAGACCCGTCAGTAGAAATTATTTTTTTTCTATCATCTCTATTTGTGTCTTGTATATTATTTTTTCCAGTTATATTTGGTGGTGGTTCTCTAAACTGTTCACCTGGTAGCACCATATCTATATAATTTTTAGCTAAATCAGGTGCACCTTTTATACCAGCTTTAGCTAATTTGTATGATCCGTAACCAGCTTGTGGTACAGCAGAAGCTATTCCAAAAGTTGACACAGGATTTGTTCTTGCAAAGGAACCAATTTTAAAACCTAAACCTTCTCCTGTTTTAGCCATGGGTGCACTTAAACTTTTTCTTGGTTTAAAAAAATTCATTACCTTTTGTCCTGTTGTTGCTGCATTAGGATTTAAATATCTTGAAGCTTTATAACCTCTGTAAGCTGCTGGTAAAACTCTTGCTGCTGCCATTGCTATTGGAGCTAGTAACGGAAGAGCATATTGTTGTCTTCCATCACTGCCTTGTGGTGCAAGTGGACTACCAACAGTATTAATAGCTTGTGGCTCATTCATCGGACCACCATCTTTTTTCGGTTCCCGGATCCCGGACATGACACCCTCTTTGATAGGGCCGCCGTATCTAAACATTGGTCTATTTAAAGTTCTCATAATTAATTACCCGAATATTTTTCCGTACAATCCAGCAAGACCTGTAGCCGTTCCTAATGCTGCTTGAAATGGGTTTGTTGATCCAGGGTCTTGATACTGTTGTCCAGAATATCCACCACCTAAACCAGTTAGTACATTACCGTATTGTGTTAATCTTCCGTAAGGTTCGTAAGCACCTGTTCTCATTCTGTCTTGTTCAGCAGTTAACTGAGCTTGATTTTGACCTTGACGTATTGCACCCATAGAACCTAGTGCAGAAATATCTTGACCCATACCTTGTCTTTGAAAATCTGATAAACCAAACTGTTGATTAATTTGATTTCCATATGCACCCGCTAATCCTTGTTGAGCTGCAGATAAACCTTGTATAGCTTGTCCTCTACCTAGTTGTGCGTTAGCTAAAGACTGTTGAGCTGCACCCATTTGACCTTGTTGATTAAATAAATTTGATTGCATTCCACCTAATCCTTGTTGCATTCCAAATAATGCACCTTGATTAGCAAAGTTTTGTTGTGCTAATTGATTTGCTTGACCAAAACCTTCTTGTAACATCGAACCTTGTAGTGCTGCTCTATCTGCTAATCTGTTTGATTGATATTCTCCAAGTTGAGCACCTTCTCTACCTCCACCAAAATTTCCTGAAGCTACAGCTTGGTCTTTAATTTGTTGTGCTCCTGCTGCACCTTGTTTGTCATACTCTGCTAAAGTTGCATCAATAACTTGTTGTTGATACGGAGACATGAATTGTTGATAAGCATTAGGTCCTGTCATACCTGCTGCACCACCTGCTATGTTTGATGCACCTTGCGCTGCTCCAGCACCAGCAGTTTGAAATTGACCCATACCACCATAAGCAGATCCTGCTTGACCTAACGCACTTCCTGCTTGACCAAGAGCACCATAAACTCCACCTAAAGTTTGACCAGATAATCCCAGTTGCCCGGCACCTGTTCTTTGTGCAGATTGTGCAGCTTGTAAGTATGGTGAATAAGAACCGACACCTTGTTGTGCCATGTTAATAGCTTGTGTTTGTAGAGGGTCTTCACCCGCAACAAATTGTTTTCCCATAAATTTATCAGTATTAATTTTTGCGGAATAAGCGGCTTTTGCCTGATTGGCATAATCTTTTACTGCTGGTTCTAAATAATCTGGTATTGACATTATATTATCCTTGACTGTAACATTTGTTGTTGATCATACATTTCTTGTGCACCTTGTAAACCTTGTGAATCTTCTGATACTTGTCCACCTTGCTCTAAGTTATTCATTAAATTTTCCATAACTTCAGCACCGGTATCTATATCTCCACCTCCTGCATTTCTAACAGCATCTGCAGTAAATACAAATTCATTTTTTGATAGTCTAGCAGGGACATCATCAGCTCTTTCTTTACCACCCATTGCTACAAAACCACCTTCGTTTCTATAATCTTTTTCCATACCACCCATGTCAATCATTTCTGCTGCCTCAGACTCCATGATTCCGCCTTCTTGTGCTCCTACTCTTACCGGTACTCCACCCGATCTATAATCAAATTTGTTATAACCTGCTGGTGTTGTGTATCCTGGAACTGTTGAATCTGGTACAGGTCCACCATCTGCTGCCATCATAACAGGTTGTGGTTGTTCCATACCCGCACCTTCTGGTGCAGTTTGTTGCATTACTGCTTTTACAAATTGTTCAAAAGATAAATCTCCACCTTTGTTTTTGTATTTAACATATTCCATCATTAACATTTGTTCAGCCTGTGCTTGTCCTGCACTGCCACCCATGTTTAAAAAAGCAGGGTTTAATTTTTTATATATATTTGATCTATTAAATTCTTCTTCGTCGTCGTCTTCGTCAACTAACAGACCATCAGCATAACCTGCACGGCCACCATTAGCTGCGTAAAAATTTGACATAACATATTGTTTATCTGGCATAAAATCTAAACCAGCACCTGCATCACCTCGACCGCTGTAATAATTTCTTGCTCTTTGTGTTTGGTATGCTGGGTCCATTTGATCTACTTCTTCTTCTTCGTCATCGCCACCCATAAAAAAAGGAGCTGCGATTGATGCTGCACCTAGTCCACCCATTAACATTCTAGGCATACTAAATTTTGCTCCTGCTTCCCCACCTACTCTAAATAAATCTCCAAGTGTACTAAACTTACCCTGACTTCCAAGGAGTTTTCCAATACCTCCTACATTTCCAAACAAACCTTTTGCTGCTCCACCAAAACTTGCTCTACCTAAAAGACCACCAAATTGTGTTCCCGGTATACCAAAACCAATTGCACCCATTAACGCAGCTTTACCTAAAGGACTTTTAACAACTTTCTTTACAGCACGTTTGGCTTTCTTAACAAGTTTACCTAAGAAATAACCTTGTCTAGGATCCTGTAAAGAACCTAGTCCGCCCTGTATCTGTTGTGGTTGTTGCATGTTAGATATTGCCATAATTTTACCTTAATTCTTATGTTTACTTGGTTTTGCTTAGTAAATCAAGAGGAGGCATGATAACTTTTACGTCCTGTGCCATCTCTTCTGGCTTATAACCCTTAGCTTCCCAGTCTTTTTTTTCTTTAAAGATTTCACCGGTTTTAAGGTGTCTATAAGTTTCTTCTACTTTAGCGTTTAATATTTCCATTAGTCTAGTTTCTCCTTTAAGATATTTAAATAACTAACACCGATATCAATTGCATTTGAAGTGCTTGATATTACCACTAACTCTGTTTCACCTTCTACTATTAAAGGTTGAGTTAATAATTCTTGAGATACATTTGCTGTAAAAGCAGCTGTTTTAATAATTGTTATACCATTATTTGTCACACTAATAACAGGTGTTGCTGTAGCTGTAATTAAAATAGATTTTATAATATACGTTTCGTTAATTAATGGGTTTTGTTTTGTTGAACCAGTAACCGGTGGTACTATAGTTGTACCAAACATTTTCTTACCTGCACTAGATGCATCCTGTGCAGTTAATCCAAAAAATTTATATTGATTTACTACTGCCATTAATCTAAGAAGAAACTTCTAGCTTCTATTTCCTGTTTTACTTCTTCTTGAAATGATGTATTTAATTTTGTAATCACACCATCAAGATCCCTAACCAATGATTGTAGATTAACTTGTGTATATTCGGGTGCCGCTCTAGTTAGTGATTGTACAATTTTTGCCATTATAATAAACTTACCAGTCCTCCATTCATAACTGCTACTCTACCGCCGTCAAAGAAATATACTCTACCGCCTTTAGCATACATTAAACCACCATCTTTTCTAAATCTATCCTGTTCTTCAGTTCCTCCTGAAGCATCTGTAGTATCTCCAGGTCCATCATTCTGTTGACCACCATTACCACCTTGATTTTGATTACCACCGGGGTCCGGTTGATTAGGTCCTACTGGTGTATAGTCTAGAGACGTAGTCGGAACAGTGCCAGTATTATTTGTCGGGTTGTTGCCAGTAGTAGTAGTAGCACCAGTGGTAGTATCAGTGCCTGTAGTATTTTCGGTGAAACCAATTTGGTCTTTAATGTCTTGTAAGTTTTTTAAATCTTTTTTATCATAATTATATCGCATTAAATTTAATTTATGCATTTCATTTGCTTTATCAATTTGTGCTTGAGTGCCTCCTGTAAAAGAATAAATACCATCTTCATCTTCTTCTAAAGTTAAGTCTCCATATTTATCTGTAAACGTTTTTGATGCATATAGGTCGTCTAATTTTTGAATATCTTTTGCTTGTTTTTTTGCAATGTTACCATAACCAGAAATAATGTTTCTTCCAAATATATCTTTTTGTATACCGCTATTATTTTCTCCAAATATTGTTGGACCAGTGTAACCCATTTTAGATTGTGTGTATATTTGTTCAGGCATTGTCATTTTATCATAGTAAGCACTTGGAAGAATTTTAGATAAAATACCACTTAATCCAAACCTATTTGGTCTAACATCTAAAGGATCATCCACAGGATAATTTCCAATACTTGTTTCATCAGAAGTATCTGTAATGTAGTCAGCACCTAACTCATTCATGTTATACGCAGTTGCATCCCTTATCATTTGATCTACAGAACGTTGTTTGCCACCTATTCCATATTTTGCTAAAAACTGTGAAAATTTGTCTGGGTTTTGTAATCTATTTTGTCTTGAATCAATAGCAGAACTATAATCAGTCATTAAATTACCATAAGTACTTCCGCCGCCGCCGCTGCCACCTCCGCCGCCGCCGCTGCTGCCACCTCCGCCGCCTCCGCCGCCGCCGTCACCGCTACCATCATCGGTTGTAGGTAGTGTAAAAGGGTCTGCTAAATATTGTTGTTCTGGAATATATAAAAAACCTTTATCTCGTATCTGTTTGTCTGTGTATGTAGGCATTATCTCATTCCTCCTGGTGAAATATCTAGTCTAAATGTACCAAGCTTCCAATCTTGACCGGTGCTTGTGTTAGATACTTTTAATGCAATTGATCTAGCTCTAAGTCTTGTGCTTTTAAAAGTTGTAGAAGTTGTTGCTGTAAAATTTGTAGTTGTTGGAGTACTGTTTGGATAATTTCTTGTTGTGAAACTAATTTGAGTATCACCTGTTTGGTCTAAAAAATCTGGAATAAATCTACTAATTCTCATAATGTACTCACCATCTCCTCTAAGGTCAGGGGTTCCTACCGCTTGACCCGTATTACTTCTTTTTTGAGTAATATCAAAATCACCAGAAAGAATATTAGCTGTAACAGCAGTAATTACCCCACCTGCATTTTCTTGATCGGTCCCTGTTTCGTGCTGATAGTATATACTACTTCCATCCACATTACCAGTAACATCAAAAGAAGCATTATCGCTAGGATCATAAAGTGTTGCATGGGGTTTATCATATACAGCAGAATCAGCCCAAGCAGATCTATTTAAAGTACCTGTAGTCCAAATAGGTCTTTTAATTGTAGAATCTAAATAGTTATAGGCAACTACTCTATCAACTGTAGTAGCATTAGCTGAACAATAAAACCAGTTAATTTCTCCAAAAAGGTTATTAACTCCTGCATTAATTAAATCTCTTGGTACAGAGTTTAAACTGTCATAAACAAAATCTTCAACTAAACACGGCATAGATTTTAATTGACCATCATAACTAAAGAAACCGTTTTCTGACATCCAATAAGCAGAACCATCAACTTCAACAGCAGCATTTTTACCGATCAATCCACAGTTAGTTCCAGATTGTGCAAAAGCAAAAGTAAATGGAGACCCAACAAACTGCATTAAAAATAATGATGTATCGGTCCAAACATAAATAGCGTCCCTACCTTTGATAGCAGACATAATTTTAGAACCTGCAGCGAGTCTTTGTGATCCTGCAGTATTATTGGCAGTGATGCTGTAAGTGTTAATATCTTCTTGATCCGAAAACCTTATAAACATATCATCCTGTGAAGTTTTATCTCCAATAATAGTTTCTGTTCCAAAAAAAACTAAGTGTCGATCGGGTGTAGATACTAATACATGACGCGATGCAGTAGGTGCACCAGTAATAATAGTTGCTCTATTTGATACCGCATTTGGCGCTGCAGCATCCCATTCAAAACATTCATTATTATAAATTAATGCAATTAATTTTGTACCATAATTATCTAAAACCCATAGACCAGGGTTCAATGTAAACTGTGTAGAAGATGAAGCTTGGCCCCATCCATTAAAATTTGTAACATTATCAACAGCGTCACCTACACTATGTGTTGCAGCCGTACTACCATTAGCACCTCTAGCTCCGCCAGTTAAGGTCCCTGTTGCCGTATTATTTGCTGTGTAGGTAATAAATTCTGTTCCTATTTGTATTGTCCCTGAAGCAGGGAACGCTGCAGAACTTGTTAAGACGACGGTTGTTCCTGTTGTATTTGTTAAAGCAGTTGCAAGAGTTGTTGCTGCAGCACCTGTAACTGTACCACCAAATAAACCTGTACCCCAACCAAAACCTGATTGTTGTTTAGCAGGTCCAACACTATAATAATATAATGCATCAGCAGATCCTGCACCTGATAAAGGTGTGCCTACTTCTGTTGTTGCCATTGTTATAGTAAAAGTTGTATTGTTTGGAACAGAAGTTACCATAAACTTTTTACCTTCAAATGTAGCATTAGTAAAAGTAGATCCCGATAATCCTGTAACATTTTCAAATAAAACTATATCATCATCATCTAACGGCACAGATGTAGAAACTGTTACTGTTATAACATTTGAATTTGCTGTACTTGTAAATGTTGCGCCTGAAACAGTTTTTTCTATAGGGTGAATATCATAAAACACTCCTTCAGAAAAAACATAAAGAATCCTGTTTGTTCCGATTGCAGAATATTTTATCCCGACATTGTCATCCCAATTGTGGATTGCTCTTGCGGCACCTGTTAATTTAGATGCGCCTAACTGATCCCAACCACCAATTTTTTCAGGAGAACCATATCTAAAACGTACATTGTCACCATCAAACCACTGCCCCTCGGCCCCGGTCTCTGTGACTTGTTTATTAAATCCTGGTGCAAAACCTAGTTTTTGTAGCATAAATTAATCCCTAGTTTAAAATATACTAGAACTCTAGTTATATCAACATATGTTATAGGTAGAAAATTAAACTACGATGCTGTGTGTGCTTTACCAGCAACGATAGCCGCATTAGATGCAGTCATATCTTCATTAGTCCAGTAATCTTTAGCAACCATAAGTTCTAGGTGTTCAACATTTCTGTCAACTGCATTTTGTCTATCAGCTGCTTCTTCGCCACTCATTTTAGAACCATCAATAATACCATTGATTAGATCTACAGAATGACCCATAGCTGTGTAATCTTTTGCAATATCTTCTGCTGTTTTTACTTCATTCATAATATTTTCTCCTTATATTGTTGCGCAAGCAACGGTTTTAGTTTTATCAAGTTTTTTAAAATTATCAATAATTATTTGAGGTTCTACCATATTATTTCTTGGATCGCTATCAACAAATTTAGACTCATTCCACTCATCTTTCATATGAAAATGTAAGTTTTTATTGTGAGAATAACCAAACTGAGTCCAACGTGTACTACCCCAAATAACTACTCCATAAGCTTTAGCCGATGGTGAAAAGTGTTGTAAACAACTATCAATACTAACGAACCCTTCAGCTCCTTTTAACATTTCATGGATCTGGGCCCAGTGTAAATCACATCTGATTGTACCTTGATAATGTGGCTCATTAGGTAAAACACAGTTAATAATTGTAGTGTCTTTATATTCTTCTTTCAACATATTAACTACTTGTTGTGCAAGATAAGGTTGATAGTTTCTATTTGGATTGATATTTTGATATTGAACATTGTCTCCATAATTCCATTTAGCTTGACCACCTGAAAACTGAATCATAATATATTTACCAATATTATTATCACCTAACCATTTAGTAACAGATGCTTTATGTTGATCTGTATATAATTTACCTATCATAGATCTATTAAAATCTACACCGTGATGTTCACAATAACTTTCTATTAAATGTTGTTTACCAAATTGAAAATTTGATTTGTATGGCTCACAATAAAATATATTATCAGACGCCATTATCCTTGGATCTTGTAATGGTAATGTAGATTCTAAAGCTAGTTTAACATCTGGGTTACCAGCGAAACAATCTATGTAAGGTGTATAAACTTGCACCTCTGATTTCTTTTTTAATTTAGGTAGTAAAGCAGTGAATGCGGTACATTTACCGACACCACCCTCTACGACGTACGTATTAAGCATTTGTATTCCTTTCGTTTGTTATTACTTATCTTCTAACTCTTTTACTCTATCTGTTAATTCTTGAATTGCTTTAATTAAAATTGGGTAAGTTTTCATTGGGTCAGTTTCCCATTTATCAGGATTATTTTTGTGAACTAATCTTGTGTATTCTGCACTATTAAAATCTGTTTCAACTTTATCTAATTCTTGTGCAATAAATCCATAATCTTTTTTACCTATTCTAGTTCCATCTCTTGTATTCCAATCAAATTTAACTGGTCTCATCGCTAAAATGTAATCTAATCCATGAGGTATATCTTCAATATTTGTTTTATCTCTTAAATCAGATAAAGATGAAATTGATGTATCAGCACATCTTAAATTATTATTAGCTCCGTTACCTAAAGTAATTTCATGAGAAACTGAATTACTTGATGGGTTTGAATCATATCCAAATGAATGATTATTATCTCCTGTATTAGTAATATCTCCAGCTTGGTAACCAACTGCTACATTACAATCACCTGTTGACATAGCATGTAAAGATTTTCGACCAACTGCTGTATTTGAATGACCTGTAGTATTATTAAATAAAGATTGAAGACCAACTGCTGTATTACAGCCAGCTGTAGAGTTTTTGCATAAAGCTTCATTACCAACTGCTACATTTTCTTCACCATTTGAGTTAGATGTTAAAGAGTCCATTCCAACTGATACATTATAATTTCCTATTGTGTTAGCATCTAAAGAACCTCTACCGATTGCTGTATTATTAGCACCTGTAGTATTATCGTTCATAGAAAAAGCACCTACAGAAACATTACTAGCACCTGTTGTATTATTGCTTAATGCCGATCTACCAATAGCTGTATTACTGTCTGCTGTTGTATTTGATTCTAAAGAACTATGTCCAAGAGATACATTGCTAGTACCTGTTGTGTTTGCATACATTGCGTTAGCACCTATAGCTACTAAAGCTGAACCTGTAGTATTTGTTGTTAAAGCACTAGCACCAATTGCTGTGTTACCAGCAGCTGTTGTGTTTGATTTTAACGCTTCAGAACCTACTGCTACATTAGAAGCACCTGTTGTGTTTGTGTATAAAGCTTGTTTACCAACAGCTGTGTTATTAGAGGCTGTTGTATTTTTATATAAAGTTTCTGAACCAACTGATACATTAGAAGCACCTGTTGTGTTATCGTTTAAAGATGAATGACCTAATGCTGCATTATCACCACCTGTTGTGTTTTTACACATAGCAGCAGTACCAATAGCAGTATTCTTAGCACCTGTTGTGTTAGTACACATAGCAACAGAACCTATTGCTGTATTTTCGTCTGCTGTTGTATTAGCAAGTAATGCAAGACAACCAATCGCAACATTTAAATCACCTGTTGTGTTAGTACATAAAGTACAAGAACCAACTGCTACGTTTTGTGTTCCTGTAGTGTTTGCTTCTAAAGAAAAATATCCTACTGCTACATTATCATTAGCTGTTGTATTATTTGCTAAACTTCCATAACCAACTCCAATATTATAGCAACCTGTTGTATTATCTGTTAATGCTCCAGCACCTAATCCTGTGTTTCTTTCACCTGTACTATTTGCATCAAGAGTTTCTACGCCTAATGCTGTATTATATGCACCTGTTGTGTTAGCACCTAAAGCATCTTTTCCTACTGCCGTATTGTTTGCACCTGTTGTATTAGCATCTAAAGAAGCAGCACCTACTGCTACATTATTTGAACCTGTTGTGTTTTTACATAAAGCTGATTTACCAACTGCTACATTATCATCAGCTGTTGTGTTAGATTCTAAAGCCAAAGTACCAACTGCTGTGTTAAAATTTCCTTCTGTGTTAAGACCCATAGCTGATACACCAATTGCTGTGTTACAACAACCTATAGTATTGGTTGTTAAAGAAGTTCTACCAACTGCTACGTTACTTGCACCTGTTGTATTAGCATCTAAACTATTATGTCCGACAGCTATATTACAAGAACCTGTTGTATTAAGTTTTAAAGCACTAAAACCAACCCCTGTATTATTTGCACCTGTTGTGTTATCACATAAAGAGTTATAACCAACTGCAGTATTATCATTTGCTGTTGTATTATCTCTTAAAGCATTTCTTCCAATAGCTGTATTACTATCTCCTGTAGTATTTGCTGCTAATGTAACTGATCCAAGAGCTACGTTATCATTACCTTCTGTATTAAGTGCCATT